ATGCGGATTCCAAGCATAGTACTCTTCACTGTTTACACTACTTTGACTAACAGTATCATTTGTAAAAAATTTAAGTTGATTTATATAATCGTTGTAGTCTTTAAAAAATGTCACATTGCCTAACATATCTTTAGACACCAGTGCTGGTTCAAATTGGTAAGCTTCTCTATTAGTTGAGATTTCTTCTAAGTATCTATCAGATGTTTTATATGCAGGTGTTGTTTTTCTACCAATGAAAGCATTTACTTTTTCAACAGTACCTTCACTGATTAACTGGTCTAGTGTTGCACTTAAAAACTTTTGGTTTGCAGGAGTTCTATAATATTTAGGAAGAAAATCTAGAGATGTTCTTTTATTATTTGACCCTAGTGGTAAATTTGCTTCTTTTTGGTTGTTATCGAATGCCATGAAATAATCCTTCTTTACGCACTTGTAATGTCATTGTTGTTTAGAGGTACTGATGTTAATACATTTCCAGCGGCATTAATTCTTGCCGCAGTTATTTCTGAAATAATTTCAATATCGTCAACTGTTGCAGAACTAACTAGTAGTTCATCAGCGTTTGATGTTATTTCAAATAAACTACCAAACGCTAAGTTTTGTTGCTTTGGTACGATGACCATGTTTACAATATTGGGACTTAACTGTTGCATTACATACGCTGATAGTTCACCAAAGTAGAATGTATCACCGAACTCCCAATTTTCTATAGCAAAAAACTCATTAATAGCCATTATGACACTAGATTTAATGTCATTATCACTTACTACTATATTAGAATTTTTAACAATCTTAAAAGTTCCCTGCAATGAAGTTGCAGAAGTTTTTCCAAATAATGATTTGTACTTTGCAGGATGATATACTACTTCATCACTTATAGCCTTAACTTTGTTAATGGCTCCGCTAAATTCTGTATATAATGCATCACTGCTAGGAGGTAACGGTTTTACTGATACTTCACCCGACAGCCATCTACGAAACTGATTATCATATGTTTTAGTTAACAAGTAAATATCAATAATATTTGTTGCCGCAGGATCTAATCTAGAGTTGTTATCGGCGGCATGTACATATTGAAACTTAATATCTGAACGGCCATAATAACCTCTGTACTCATTGGTGATAACAAAACTTGTAGACGCCTTAACAAACTTCTTGACTAGATTTTCTCTAATAACGTATACTAACTGGCCGTTATCTAAAGTCAGCGGAACTTGATCTTGAGAGATATAAACTTTAATAAGGCTGTTAATGTTGTTAATAAAATAATAATCTGTTGACCCGTCAATAGATGTTTGTCTTTGTTGGAATATAAACTTAGTAGTAATGTTAACAGATGGATCGACAATGTTTTTAAAAATCTCTGGATTGTCTACAACGCCATCTTCATTAGTATCAAAGAAGCTGATAGAAATTTTCTTAGTATCAATATACCCATCACTGCCCTGATATTCTTCAGTGATTGCCCAATCAAAGTTTTGATTGAACGGTGTTAGTGCATCTGGTCGAGTATTAATGCTCATTACAGAAATTTTATCTCTAATAACTTTTCCAGTAGTTGGATCATATACTTTGTCGGTGCTATCGAAGAAAAATCTAATCTGGTCTTTGCTTTCAAAAACATATCGCAAACTTCTGTAGGTTACTGTATAGTATTCACCGTCAGTTTCGAATAATACAATCCAACTAGAATCTAATTGTTGGTTACTAGCATCACCAGTTTTGCCAAGACTGAATGCCGACTTTTTATCAATATTTGATTCTGTGATAATCTTCCATGCAACTGCTGAGTTATCATAGCGCAAGGCAAAACCTTTGTTGCCTGCCATTAAATCAATAATTTTGTTTTTAACACTATCTTCTAGAGCAGTAACAAACTTTGGAACAACAGTATCACAATATGAACCGGTTGGCACAGTACTGTTTAATGTTACTGGGCCTAATCCTGTTGCTAGAAGTCCTGTATTTTTAGCAGTACCATCGCCTACTACTTGAATAACTTTAGTCCAGATAGTATTTTTTGCAGATACTTCTGCATCTGATGTTTTAACTAGCGTATTGTCTACTGTAAACAGATATCCGGCTGGTGGCGTAAACTTTAACATTGCTCCGGGAATAACATATCTCAAGTTAGAAAATGTTGCAGAGCCAAGTTTTTTAATAGTAGTAGGTGATGTAATATCGCCTATATATCCTGTTGAGATATTTGTTGCTGTTGTTATCTGATTAAATGAAGAAAATGCAACACTTAAAGAAACAAATGCATAACTGTCTAGATAAAAATCTTTAACTACTCGACTTGCTAGTATTGGTTCTATTTGATTCAATACTATATTTTCAATTTCAGTTCGTGTGTTAAACGAAAATTTAAATGTGTCAATAGACGGCTGTTTATAAAGAATTCCGTCTGTTCCAAACAGATTAGTATTACTGTATTTGCCAGTTGTGTCTTTTAAGTCAAAATATCGACTAATGCCGGAACTTACTCTATTAAGAGATTTAACTTTTATAATTTCTTGATTGATACTTAGGGGGAAAACACTATAGTCCTCGCCTGTGATCATTCGATTTTGAGTATAGTATGTTGCAGGAGCATTGGTCTTGATTGACGCAGTTGTTTCACTTGCAGATGCATTTGAAACAGTATAGTTCAGTCCTACTGAAATAGACAGTGTTTCTTGTTTGCCAGATTTATTGCTAATGTAAGGAACTTCAAATGATACATTTTTAATGTTAGACGGTGCAATAGCATATTCATATCCGTTACTAACTCTATAATAAACTTTAAAATTTCCCTGCGGTAAATCACCAAATGTGCCGTCAGCAAAACTTAATCTAACTCTGTCACCTGTTCTTGTTAAAACAGAAAATATTTTTCTAGTGTCTTTAGACAATGAGTTATATATTACATTGTTGCCTTCTACAGCATCAACTTTAGACCATTGTACTGACGGAAGTCCAGAACTATCTAAACCATAAAGCCAAACATCTGTATTGTTGATGTTTGTTGAGTCTAGGTCAACTGTTTCGTTAGTACTTGGTCTAGCAATAGTAAAGTTTCCTTCTTGAATTGATCCCTGGCGGAAGTGTACAAAAAATCCAGTGTTGCTACTTGCTGAGCCGCCGCCGTCGTCTCTGTATAAAAAGGCCAGGTTAGTTCCAGGGAACGGAGGCTCTTCATAGATACTTGTGGCATTTTTAAACGAACAAGAAGTTATTTCAAAATCCATGTTTCGGCCGTCAATGCTCTTAGTAAATGAGTATATAGGAGCGTCTGTGTTAGTTGCATTGAATCGATATTGTTGAGTTCTAATGCCACCTACTATTCCAGAATCTTGCGGTTTGCCGTATTGGCTAGTAGTAGGAAGCCCTGCATTAAGGATCTTAATAAACTGTTCATACCAGTTAGTATTGGCACTGTCATTCCAAACAACAGTTTGATTAGACAAGTTTCTACCATTACTGTCAATGATACTTTCTGAAGTTTTAATGGATGTTATTTTTAATAATCCGTTAGCTGTTTGAGTACGTTTAGGATTATAGCTTAACAGACGAGCAAGACGCAAGACGCTTTCACGACGATCTGCAAGCTCGAGGAAGTTATCTCTAGCATTTAAATCAAATCTAAATGCTAGATTTTGACCAAGGAATGCTACTAGGTCTATTAAGGCTAGGTATTCGCTAGATTCAATGTAATCGTTAAAATCTTCAGGATAGTTTTCACGAAGATATGTGATCATTGTTCGACGTAAATTGTCGAAATCATAGCTTTTGAAGTCGGCGTTTTTAAAGCTCTGGTATACTTTTTTCCAGTCTTCCGCCGCGATTAATTTATTTTGTCTATCTACACTTGACATACTCAATCCCCATTATAGATATTTATCGTATAGATAAGGTGGGTAGTTTATTAACCGAGTAAGCTGTTGTCTTTGTCAAACTGGAATCGTAACTGCTCTGATATGCTGTACGGCAAATATGTTAACAAACATTCAATTTGGATGCCTGTTTCGTAACTACTGACAACAATATTATCAACTTGCACTCTAGGGTCATAGTTGATAATATTTCCAACATCTTCAACAACTAGGCGCCTTACTTCGTCAGTTAACGGGTCAAATAACAAGTCCCAAATAATAGTGCCAAATGTTGGTCTTTCTAGTCGCTCGCCCTGACGAATATGAAAGTTATTAATAATGTCTTGTTTGATTAAAGCAAGGTCATACAGTACAAAAGAGCCAGCAGAATTACTAACTGTGCTAAGTCCTCTGTAGGTTTTGCTAAGAGGCGCAGTTGCTTGCTTTTTGTTTTCAGGAACAACTGTTCTAGTATAAAGTGATTTTTCTATGCTCATAATAGTATTTATTTGCTAATTTTCTTAAAGGTATCAGTACTCGTTGTATATTTTGGTGTATGTGCTGTACCCCACTCTGTTTTGGGTTTATGTAGATTTTCGTGTCCTGCCCAAGGTTCAGCTAATGGTATTCGGGCCGATATTTCTGGTAATTTTTCAGGAACAGATGATGGGGGAACTGCCACTGTTGCTGGTGCGGCAGCGCCACTGTTTAAGTTGATAGGAGCTCCAGTAATAGTTACTTGCCCCGATGATAAAATGTCATTGTCTGTTGCTGTTAGGTAGTTATTACCAGCTGAGTAAATTTCATTACTAGTAGTTCCAGAAATCTTATTAGATGCGGTAGTAAACAACTCGTAGTTGCCTGTTACTTTTGTTTTTGCGCCTGCTCCGATAGTTTCAGCCTTGCTACCAGTTATTGCTATCTTTTGATCAGCTCCGACTATCAATGTCTGATTGGCGCCTACCTCAGTATAGTGATTAGCGCCTGCCTTCATATTGATATTTTGCCCGGCTTCGATGTTTACATCTTTATCAGCTTTGATATTTAAATCAGCCATAGTGTGTATGCTGATGCTGTCTTTAGCATAGATGTCAATCTTACCTAAACTAGTTAATTCTATCCAAGTGGTTCCGCTGGCATTGCCAATATAGATTAAATCTTCACTGTTGTGCAATAAGATTTGATGTCCTGTTCTAGTACGGATCCTTACAAGTTCATTATGAGGAATATCGGGTTGTCCGCCGGTTTCTCGGTTTTCTACGCTGGCATATTCTGGTGGGCCGCTTGAGGCTGGAGTCTTACGTAAGAAGGCAGCATCGCCGTCGTCCATAACAAATGTTGTTCCACCTAAGCGACTAACAAACGAGTCTTGTATCTTACTTTCTGACTTGCCGATTGGGCCCGTTGGGGCTCCAGGTTTAGTATCTACTGGTCCGGGAGTACTGATACCAAACACTGCGCTCGGTACTTCTCTTCTGGCACTGCTAGAAGTTATACCTCGAATGTCGTCATCGCCAAGACCTTGAGTGTCTAATATCTTCTGGAAAGGATGAATGGGTTTAGGAACCTGTGTTTGATCTGATTGCTCTAGTTTATTTTTTAATTTATTAAACTCGCCGACTACTTTTTTCTTTCCGTCTGGGCCAATATGATTTTCAGTTGCTGCCAATCCTGGCATCATAAAATTCATATAATCGTCTTGTACACATCCTATCCAAAATCCTTGACTTGCATTTCCGTTAACAAAGATAACCATTACTAGTGTTCCAACATCGGGTGG